ATTACGTACAGAATTTGGTGGCTGGAAACGGAATATCAATAACCAATAATAGTGGAGAGGGAACAACTCCAAGAATTGATTTGAACGCAGAATTAAATGATATAAATTTAGTAGATGTAAATAATGCAACACTTGACGAAAATCAAGTTTTGTTATGGAATGGTAATGCATGGGTCAATGGTCCGCTTGACGAACTCACCAGTGGATATTCTTATTCCACCACAATTGGAGATGGATTAACTACCGAATTCTCATTACCAATTCCATTCAATACAAGCATTGCAAACGATCTTTTTGTTGCAATACAAAGTGCCACTCCTCCATACGAAGTTATTGCAGTTGATGGAACAAATGTAAGTTGGGAAGTACCAAACAATAATAGTATAAAAGTATCTTTCAGCATACCACCAGCGTCTTCCTCGGTTAAGGTTTCAACTTTTAGTAATGTGACCAGTACATCCATTAGTGTTCCTGGTATAGATTTGTTAGATGGCGTAATAATTACTTCTGCCGCATCGGGTGATTTTCTAAAATATAGCAATTCTAATTGGGTAAACGGCCCAATTAATCTTGGCGCAGATACGGTGGGCAACTATGTGTCAGGTGTAACCGCTGGCACCGGAATCGCAGTAACGCATACTCCCGGTGAGGGTTCTTCAGCAAGTGTTGCATTAAATGCGTCACTCGATGATTTGAACAATGTTTCTGTGGCATCGGCTACCAATGGTCAATTCCTCAAGTATGTTTCTGCCTCGTCTTCGTGGATTCCAGCAAACATTCCATCAATTAATACACTTGACGATATTGGCGATGTTGCGATCGCTGGTCTGCAAGTCGGACATTTTCTCAAGTGGAATAGTACTGAATGGGTAAATGAACAAATTGATCTAGGCTCAGATACTGTTGGTAATTATATGTCTGGACTAACTGCTGGAACCGGTGTTGTAATTACGCATACTCCAAGTGCAGGATCTATTGCAACAATTAGTATTGGTCAGGCAGTCGGAACAGCATCAAACGTTCAATTTCAACAAGTAACAACAACAGGTAATTTATCTGTTTCTGGAAGTATTGAAACCAATGGTAATTTAACAGTTGGCGGAGACTTGATTGTTATGGGCAATACCGTAACTCTTAATGTTGAGACTCTAGTTGTGGAAGACAAAACAATACAACTTGGCAACTCATCAATTCCCAGCAACACAACGGCAGATGGTTCTGGAATCGTAGTTCCAGATGGTTATGACAGTAAAACATTTACCTGGGTAAATTCAACTGGCTCTTGGTCATCTTCTGAAAGTATTAATTTAGCAGCGGGCAAAGTTTTTAAAATAAATAATGTAGAGGTTTTATCTGCCGATGGACTACCGGCCAACTCGGTAACTCCCACAATGCTCAAGGAAGGTCCCGCAAGATCATCATTTAGGTCAGAAATTTTAAACATAACAAATGCAACGTATACATTGGGACTCTCAGATCTTTCTAAGCTGGTTGTTATGAATAATTCTTCTTCCATGACTGTAACCATTCCATCCGAAGCTAATGTTTCATTTACTGTAGGTGATAGAATAGATGTAACAAGATATGGCACGGGATCTTTAACATTCGACAGTCAGTCAGGAGTAAGTTTAAGATCGACTCCTGGACTAAAACTACGTGCTCAATATTCAACCGCAACCTTAACAAAACTTGCAACAAATGAATGGTTAATCGTAGGTGATTTGGCGGCATAATATGACAATGAAAAGGCGGAACAGCCTCTGGTGTAGCCAAGGGAGAAAATCCATTGGTGTCTCCAGGCACCAACAAGATCACGGCAAATACGACAATTACTAACGCAGGATTTGTCGTTGGTGCGGTAACAAATGAGAGTACAGATGACGAAACAAGATTAGATACTGTAAAGTATGATATAACTTCCTCGCTTAGGCCACTTGGATCGACAATAGACTACACTATTCATAGCCCATTTTTTCCACCATACTTCCCACCGTTCTTCCCACCGTTCTTTCCACCGTTCTTCCCGCCGTTCTTTCCGCCATTCTTCCCACCATTCTTCCCACCATTTTTTCCGCCGTTCTTTCCACCGTTCTTCCCACCTTATTTCCCGCCATTTTTCCCACCGTTCTTCCCACCTTATTTCCCGCCATTTTTCCCACCGTTCTTTCCACCATACTTCCCACCATTTTTCCCACCGTTCTTCCCACCATTCTTCCCGCCCGAGTTCCAGATTGTTTGTACAGTCTGCCATTCTCAACTGGTAAACAGTCAACTGATTCAGTGCGGATGTGACAATGGCAGAAAGCAATACCTTTTGCGTGAGTTTTATGAAACAGATTACTGCGAGCCATTTGGTTGCGCAGGATGTTCGTGCAACTATAGTGTTGACAGTGCGTGCGTAACATCTGGATGGTCTGGCGATGTGTGCTAATATTGTAACCAAAACAACAAAGGAGATATATGACTGATAACCTCAAAACCTTTGCTTTTGTATGTGACGGAGAAGTCGCCTACAAGTTGCAAATCCCAATGGATATGGAACATTTCAAAGCAGTATTGTCTTCTAATCCAATAATAGTTGAATTAGAAAATGCAAACGATGTTGATATGGGTGACCTATATACAAATGGTGAGTTCGTAAAACCGTGACGTCTGCTTGGCAAAAGTACAAATCGAAAAATAAAAAAAAAAACCAATAAAGATCTAGATCTTTTAACAGAAGAAAAAGATCGAGAAGAGTTCATAAACAATCAAACTATTTTCGTTTCGATACCATCACTTAATGAGTCAGAGTTATTAAACACTGTAACAGATTGCTTTAAAAAAGCAAAAAATCCAGATAAAGTATTTATTGGCATTTGTAATCAAAGACTAGACGATGAACCATTTGAGGACTTTAGTGACTTTAAAAATGTAAGAACAATCGAATTAAAATCAAAAGATATAATGGGTTTGGGAATGGCATTTTTGCTTTCCTCATGGCTAGTGAGGGATGAGGATTTCTTTTTTAGAATAGATCGGTCATAGTATATTTGTTGAAAATTGGGATTTTATTCTTAAAAAAAATTGGCACAAAATACGAACTGATGGATATGACAAAATTTTAATAACTCAAAGAACAGCTCATTATATAAAGCAGGGAGATGATGATTTTACTTTTTTTGAAATTGTATATCCTTGTGTTGATTCTTTAAAAAAAGACCTGATACACAGTCTGCTGGATTCAAATCTAAGCTTAAAAGATAATACTAGTAAAATGATTACTTTTCCTGAAACTCAAAATAATTGGGATGACATAGAATATAAAGAGCATTTTTTTGCTTCTGGGGGTATGATGTTTTCTTCAAGATCTTTTGTAGAAGATGTTTTGCCAGACCCAAGAATTATATTTTTTGGAGAAGAACATACCCTTCCTCTAAGAGCATATACTAATGGGTATAGAATTTTTGCAATAAAAGAAAACGTTCTTTATACTTTAAATAAAATTCCAGAATATTTGACAGATATTCATAAAAGAGATTGGAAAAATTATCGAAATCACATGGACGGTAGTTCAATGTCTAGCTACTATTCAGGTTTTTTGTGTAATATTTTAAAAGGTGAAGAATTTGGTCCATTTGCTGCCAAAGACAAAGAATCTTATGAAGAATACATAAAAGCTATGGGCATAGACTATAGAGATCTGATATAATTAATTTAGAAAACAGTGTTAATAAAATAGCGTAGTAAATTACTATTGTTCAGGAAGGTCTTTTAAAAAAAGAGGTCACAAAATGTCATTTAGCGGTTCAATTTTTGCGGTTAATAATACACTGCTCCTTAAGAGGTCAGATGCTGCCAATCAGGCTCCAGAAAGTCTTGCACTTGGCGAACTAGCAATCAACGTAGCTGATGGCAAACTGTTCTACAAGAACAGCACAGCCAATGCCGTAATTCGGAGTTAATCTAATCTCCAATGTTGTTGGCACGGCAAATCAGGTTTCGGTTTCCGCCAATGCAACTAGCGGTGTTTATACTCTTTCTCTTCCGTCTACGATTCAAACAACGCAAGCAAATGTTTCTACACTTTTTGTTGACGGTATTGAAATTGATACAACCGGCGCAACAACCAATCAAGTACTAAAGTTTGACGGATCTAAGTTTGCTCCCGGTACAGACACAGGTTTAGCTGGAACAACATATTCAACAACCATAGGCGATGGAACAAATACTGAATACACAATAAATCACCAACTTGGTTCAAGAGACGTTGTAGTTGTTACAAGAAATGCTGCAAGTCCATACGAAGTTATTGATGTTCGTTGGGAAGCAACAACGACTAGCACGGTGAAACTTGATTTTTCTTCAGCTCCATCGGCTAACTCAGTAAGAGTTAGCGTTTACAATGCAGTTTCCGGTTCGACCATAACCATTGGTTCGATCGATGATCTTGGTGACGTAACTATTTCTTCCCCGGCCAACGGTGACTTCCTCCGCTACAATGGCTCCAACTGGATCAATGATCCGGTAAATCTTTCGACCGATACGGTTGGCAATTATGTTGAGTCACTCGTTGCCGGTTCTGGCATTACTCTTAGTAATGCAGCTGCATCAGAGGGTGGAATTCCCACTATTGCAGTAACAGCCAATACGTTTGACGCCTACGGTGCAGCTTCTACTGCAGCTGCAACAGCCTACGCTAATTCGCAAACTTACACAAACGCAGCTGTAAGATCCTTTGAACTTGCTGGTGATGAGGGCACTTCTAAGACAATAACAACAGGCAATTCTTCTACCAGCGGTGACACTCTCACTATTTCTGGTGGAACTGGTTTGACATCTGTAACTTCAAATACAGATACCATTACCATCAACCTTGATAACACAGCCGTTACTGCTGGCACATATGGCAACGCTAACACGGCAGCTTCATTCACAGTAGACGCTCAAGGACGTTTGACAGCTGCTTCTCAAAGTGCAGTCAGCATTTTGGCAAGTCAAGTTTCAGATTTTACGGCCAATACAAGAGCTCAGGTAAGTGCCACTGGCAATATAACATACAACTCAGCGACTGGTGTCTTCAGCCTAGTTAATGACGGCGCCGACATCACCGGCGTAACAGCTGGAACTGGCCTAACTGGTGGCGGTACTTCAGGTACTGTAACCCTAAACCTTGCCAGCACAGCCGTCACCGCAGGTAGCTATGGTTCCTCAACAAAGATTCCAACATTTACAGTTGACGCACAAGGTCGTCTCACCGCCGCTAGTGAAGCAGATGTTGCAACAAACCTTTCGATAGCTGGTGGGTCTGGATCAGATACGGTTAATCTTCTTTCTGATACTCTCACGTTCACTGGTGGCACTGGAGTAACGACTGCAGTTACAAACAACACATTAACTATTTCAATTGGTCAGGCAGTGGACACCGCAGCTAACGTTTCGTTTGGATCAGTTACCACATCCGGGAACGCCGCGGTTGGTGGCAGTCTTGTTATAACTGGCAACCTAACGGTTCAAGGAAATACTACGACCCTTAATACGGAAACTTTAGCCGTAGAAGATAATAAAATTCTTCTTAATTCAAGTGTTACAGGAGATCCATCAACCGATGCCGGCATTGAGGTTCAGCGTGGTTCTTCTACAAATGTAGAACTTCGTTGGAATGAGACTACTGACAAGTGGCAGTTTAGCAATGACGGATCGACATATGTCAATATAGCAAGCACTACAGATGTAACAAATCACGAAAATGACACAACTAGTGTTCACGGTATTGCAGACACATCGCTTCTTGTAACAACAACTGGTACGCAAACTCTTACCAATAAGACTCTTACGTCACCAACTATAACGGGTGTGTCACCGGTTATTACGTTGGATGGAGATTTAACGGGCAGCGTAACCCTAACCAACTTAGGTAGCGCAACTCTAACTGCAACAGTTGCCCCTAACTCTGTTGCTCTTGGCACTGATACAACTGGCAACTATGTGGTGGATGTTTCGGCTGGTACTGGAATTTCAGTTTCCCATACTCCGGGTGAAGGTTCAACTCCGACGGTAACACTTGCCAACACTGCTGTAACAGCTGGCACATATGGCAACGCCAATACATCTACTACATTTACTGTAGACGCACAGGGTAGATTAACATCTGCTTCCCAGAGTGCAGTCAGCATTTTAGCAAGTCAGGTTTCGGATTTCACCGCCAATACAAGAGCACAAATTAGCGTTTCTGGTGATTTGGTATACAACTCTACAACCGGTGTCATTAGCTTTACAAACGATGCTGGAGACATTGAGGGCGTAACGGCAGGAACTGGATTGAGTGGTGGTGGCACTTCGGGCACTGTCACTTTAAATCTTGCAAATACAGCTGTAACTGCTGGCAATTACGGAGCAGCTAATTCTGTTGCAACCTTTACAGTTGACGCACAGGGTCGCCTAACCAATGCAAGCAACACAACAATATCAATCCTTGCTTCTCAAGTATCTGATTTCACTGCCAACACAAGAGCTCAAATTAGCACATCCGGAACCGAACTAGCCTACAACTCATCCACTGGCGTTATAAGCTTTGCCAGTGCTGGAGTAACATCGCTTACCGGCACAGCAAATGAAGTCGAAGTTTCAGCAGCCAATGGAGCTGTAACCGTAGGTCTTCCTTCCAACGTAACAATTGGACAGGATCTAACCGTTACAGGCAACTTGACTGTTCAGGGCAACACAACAACTCTTAATACTGAAACTATCAATGTTGAAGACAATATTATAGTTTTAAACAGTAGCGTTACTGGCAACCCAAGCGCTGACGCAGGAATAACTGTAGAGCGTGGAACATCAGCTGATGCCCACATCAGATGGCATGAAGACACAGATAAGTGGCAAATAGGCACAGGTAGCACATACGCAAATATTGCGACTGAAGATTATGCGCAAAGCGCTGCGATATTGTCATTGGATGGTTTAACAGATGTCGCAATTGTCAGCGTCGCCGCAGACCAGTTCCTTAAGTATAACGGTTCTGCTTGGGTTAATGACGCGATTAATCTTGGAACAGATACAACGGGCAACTATGTTAGTGACTTAACAGCTGGCACTGGAATCTCAGTTTCCCACACTCCAGGTGAGGGCTCAAGTCCAACAGTAACACTTGCTAACACTGCTGTAACAGCTGGTTCTTATGGTGCAGCCGACAAGGTCGCAACCTTTACGGTTGACGCACAGGGTCGCTTAACAGCTGCTGGAAATACCAACGTTTCAATAACATCAGCCGCAGTTACTGACTTTACTTCAAGTGCAAGAGGCGCAATCAGCGTTTCTGGTGACTTGGCATACAACTCATCAACTGGTGTGATTAGCTTTACTAACGATGCCGGCGATATTGAGTCGGTAACAGCTGGAACTGGCCTTAGCGGTGGAGGTACATCTGGTGCGGTCACCTTAAACCTTGCCAGCACAGCTGTCACTGCAGGTAGTTACGGAGCCGCCGGATCAGTTGCAACATTTACAGTTGACGCTCAGGGCCGCCTAACAGCAGCATCAAATGCAGCAATCTCAATAACGGCATCACAGGTTTCTGACTTTAATGAAGCCGCACAAGATACAGTTGCAGGTGCCATAACAGCTGGAACTGGTGTCACTAAGGTCTATGATGATGGAGCCAACACGGTCACATTGTCAATTGGTCAGGCGGTAGGTACTGCAGATAGCGTAACTTTCGGTAACACAACCGTAACAAGTACGCTAGCAGCTGGTGCAATTACACTTGATTCTGGTACTGGTGAACTTAACACTTCAACTCAAACATTGAATGTTAATACGATCACCACTGTTGACAGCTTTGATAAGACAGTTTACAGAACAGCCAAGTATCTGATTCAAGTAACACAGGGCTCGAAGTATACAAGCTCAGAGGTTCTCTTGGTGCATGACGGTACTGCATCGTACATGTCGGAATACGCAGTAATAGAACTTGGAGGATCAAGAATACCGTTGACAGTTTCAACATCAATTTCTTCTGGAAACGTACTGTTGAGAGTTACAATTACTGATGCAGCAACAAATAATGCTACTGTAAAAGTTGCAAGAACATTGATTGCGGTGTAAAATAGTAGGAGTTTAAAACTTAATAAAGTTTAAAACTAGAGGGACAGTGAACTTTAGTGGCAGACAAAGATTTTATAGTAAAAAATGGCTTGGTCGTTGGCGACACGCTAACTATTGCTGGAGTAGAACTCGATCTTTCTAATGCCACTAGTGGTCAAGTTTTAAAATTTGATGGTTCTAAATTTTCCGCAGCGGCTGATTCAACAGTAGCTGAACCATCTAGTTATTCTCAGGTTATTGGCGACGGTAGTTCTTCTTACGTTCTCACACATAATCTAAATACAAGAGATGTTGTAGTTTCTGTTTTAGACGCTACAAATCCGTATGATGTTATTAATGTTCGATCAGAAGCAACTAGCGCAAACACCGTAACCCTAGATTTCTCATCTAGCGTATCTTCAAATTCTAGGGATGTTTTGATTGTTTCTGCAGGAGACCTAGAATATTATAGCTCCACAATAGGAAATGGTTCTAATTCCTCGATAGTGCTAAATCACAATTTGGGCTCTAGAGATGTTGCAGTAACCGTAAGAAATGCCTCTAGTCCTTATGAGTTTATCGATGTAGCAACTTTTGCAACTTCTTCAAATAAAATAACCTTAGATTTTTCTACAGCACCGTCGGCAAATTCGCTTGTTGCTGCTGTTTACCTCCCGCTAGAAGGATACTCTTATTCCGAGACAATTGGTGATGGTTCAACATCGGTATTTACACTAAATCACAATTTAAATACTAAAGATATCAACCTTGTCATTAGGCAGACACAGTCTCCATATGAGTTTATAAAAACATACTGGGAAGCTACCACGGCCAACACAGTGAGTCTAGCTTTTGAAACGGCCCCAAGCTCAAGCTCGATAGAGGTAACCGTATTTAATGGATTGGGTGGAAAACTTTTAGCGCCGTCCTTAAATGATCTGTCTGTAAGCGTACCCGCAACTTCATCATCTGATGGAGAAAAAGGTGATATAGCTTATGATGAACAATATGTATATATTTGCATAGCAACAGACACGTGGAAGCGTTCACCATTGACAACTTGGTAACTTGCCTGCTATAATATAAGGCATGTCTATAGAACAACAAAAACTTGATATAACAATTCCAAAAGAAAAAATCCAAGAATGGAACGTATTTTTTGCGCTCCCCTGTTACGACTCTCATGTAACTGAACCTTTTATGATGAGCTTCATGCAGGCAGCAATCTATTTTAAGGAAATAGGTTTAAAGTATTCTGTCTGCACAATATCAGATTCTTTAATTAATAGGGCTCGCAATAATCTAGTTGCAAAGTTCATGGGCAATCCAGCCTTTACCCATTTTATGTTTATTGACGTGGATCTTCAGTTCGACAAAGAAGCAGTATTAAAAATGCTTTGGCATGATAAAGAGATTATGACAGCTTCTTATCCAATCAAAGAAATTAATTGGGACAGAGTTAAAGAGGCGGCAAGAGATAAAGATATGGCTCCAAGCGACCTGATGGAATATGCAACCAGATATGTAGTTCATTTAACTAAACCAGGTCAAACAAAACTTTCCGTTGAAAACGGAGCAATTGAATGCTATGAAGCAGGCACCGGATTTATGTTAATAAAGCGTGAAGTGTTTGAAAAAATGTTTAAAAAATATAAAAAATTAAAATATAAAGATGATACCGGAGCTTTACAGGGTGAAGAGCAGGAGTATGGATACGCTTTATTTAATTCTTATGTTGATGATGAGGGAAGATTTCTTTCTGAAGACTATGGATTTTGTCGTTATTGGCAAAAAGCGGGTGGAAAAGTTTGGGTAGACCCTACTATAAATCTGACACATTTTGGAAGAATTAAGTATCAAGGCAAAATGTTAGAATATTTAAATAGAATAACACAATAGTTTTAAGCAAACTCTATTACTATATTATGTGTATTAGAACAAACAATCACTCTTTCGTAGGAGAAGTATGGCCCGTTTAAGATTTGAAACAGCACCAGAAATAACAGTTAATGATGAAGCCGCAGTCTTCAAAGCCGCTAACGGCGCAACGGCTCCTCTAGTAGAGTTTAAGGCATCAAATGGATCTACTGTTGCAAATATAGCTGCCAATGGCACGCTAAACGTTGCATCAATTACGGTTACAAACGCCCGGTAATACATCTACCGATTTTGCAACAAGGGGATATGTAGACGATCTTGCTGCAGGAATAAAAACAAAGCCATCAGCAAGAGCGGCAACAACAGATAATCTCAATGCAACATATAATAATGGCACTAATGGAGTCGGCGCAACACTCACCGCAAGTTCAAATGGAGAATTTTCCATAGGAGCATTAACTGGATTTACCGTAGGACATGGAGTTTTGGTAAAAGATCAAACTACAGCTGCCCAAAATGGTAGATACAGTCTTACAACGTTGGGCAATGCCTCCACTCCTTGGGTTTTGACAAGAACTGAAACAATTGATCAAGCGTCTGAAATACCTGGCTCGTATATCTTTGTCACCAACGGACAGTCTGTAGGAAAAGGATTTGTTATTACTGTAGCAAATCCAGACACTTTTGTTGTTGGAACAGATTCAATTACTGTAAATCAGTTTAGCGCAACTGGATCATTTCTTGCAGGGACAGGATTAACTCTTGACGGAAATTATTTTAACGTAAATACCGCAAATGTTGGAAGAATAGTTGTTAATGCAGATAGTATTGATTTAGCATCTGTTAACGTATCGCAGAACGGTGTGGCGAATACCACTAATTTTATTAATTCTGTAACAGTAGATGCTTATGGCAGGGTAACCGCATTTAATACCGCTGATGTTTCTTTTGTGGGATACGCTCCGCTAAATAATCCAACTTTTACTGGCAACGTTACACTTCCAGCAGCAACAGCAATTGGAAACGTAACTTCAACTGAGATAGGCTACGTGGATGGTGTTACATCAAGTATTCAAACACAGTTAAACACTAAGGCCCCCACTTCAAACCCAACTTTTACTGACAGCGTTATACTTCCAGCAGAAACGAGAATTGGAAATGTAACTTCAACTGAGATAGGCTATGTAAATGGTGTTACATCAAATATTCAGTCCCAGTTAAACACTAAGGCCCCCACTGCAGACCCAACTTTTACTGGCAACGTTACACTTCCAGCAGCAACAGCAATTGGAAACGTAACTTCAACTGAGATAGGCTACGTGGATGGTGTTACCTCCGCAATTCAAACACAGCTCGACTCAAAACTAAGTACAGCTTCTGCCAGCACAACATATCTCGCAAAGACCGAGGCAGCAAATACCTACATTGCAAACTCGATAGTCAATGCAAAAGGTGATCTAATCGTAGCGTCAGCTGACGATCTAGTGGGTCGCCTAGCAGTTGGCTCTAATGGCAACTTCTTGAAGGCAAATAGTTCAACTGCTACAGGTCTTGAGTGGGCATCAATACCAACCATCAACAATCTTGATGATGTTGGCGATGTCACAATAACCGGCAACGCTACAGACCAGTTCCTTAAGTACAACGGTTCTGCCTGGGTTAATTCCTCAGTCCCAACAATCAATACTCTTGATGACGTTGGTGATGTAACAATTACATCTGCAGCCGAAAACCAGGTTCTTTTGAATAACGGTTCGGCGTGGATCAATACTTCAAATCCAACAGTTGGAGGAAACCTCACAGTTACTGGAAATCTTACAGTTTCTGGAACAACGACAACAGTAAATTCCGAAACGCTAACAATCGATGATAATATAATAGTCCTCAACAACAATGAAGCTGGAACACCATCGGAAAACGCTGGAATCGAAGTTGAACGCGGTACATCAACAAATGTTCTTGTAAGATGGAATGAAGCAGATGATTGCTGGGAATTCACAAATGATGGAACCGTCTATCAAAGAATTGTAAGTGATACCATAACCAATGCTCAGTCAGCAGCCTACACGCTAGTTCTTGCAGACAGATCAAAGATGGTTGAAATGAGCGTTGCTTCAGGTCACAATCTAACAGTGCCAACCAATGCAAACGCAGCCTTTCCGGTAGGGACAACTATTACAGTTCTTCAAACCGGTGCTGGTCAAACAACGATTGCCGGACAGTCAGGAGTAACAATAAACGCTACTCCAGGACTAAAGTTGCGCGCCCAGTGGGCATCTGCTACTCTTATAAAGAGAGCTACCGATACCTGGGTAGCATTAGGAGACTTGGCAGCATAATATGGCGACAAATAGAACTCCAGAGCCTGGTAAAGGCAGCAAGAGAAAAGGAGCTAAGCCAACTATAGCTGCTCGGAACAGACAAAGCTACAGCCAATACTACGATCACCAACGCTGGCTTTACCGTTGGTAGCGTAACCGCTGAGTCTACCGCCGATTCTGGAAATCTTGATAAAGTAAAAAATGCAGTAACCGATACTACCGTTACCCCCTTGGGTACGGCTATTGATTACACTATTCATAGCCCATTCTTTCCGCCATATTTCCCACCTTATTTCCCGCCGTTCTTTCCACCGTTCTTCCCGCCGTTCTTCCCGCCATTCTTCCCACCGTTCTTTCCACCATTCTTCCCACCATTCTTCCCGCCGTTCTTTCCGCCATTCTTCCCACCTTATTTCCCGCCATTCTTCCCGCCATTCTTCCCACCGTTCTTCCCACCGTTCTTTCCACCGTTCTTCCCGCCGTTCTTTCCGCCATTCTTCCCACCATTCTTCCCACCATTTTTCCCACCGTTCTTCCCACCCTGCTTTGGATTCTATGGCCCGTTCCCCGACTTCAGTTGGAGAGATAGCTGTGGTAACTTCCTGGGATGGAACAACACCTAGAATCACAAACCAAAGCTGGGTCGGAATCAAAAGCTGACCCAGCTTTGGCAAAAGCAATATATGTTTTACATGTTCCAAAATGCGGTGGAACAACAGTATCAGTGCAACTTAGGTCAAGAATCTTTGAATATGATCAGTTAGCATTTTATGGTCAAGTAATTAATGATAAAAAGCTTGACTTAAACAACTACAAAATAATACAAGGTCATTTTGGAAACTATCCAATTTCAAAAATATCTAACATAGATACTGTTTTTTTAGCTAGAAATCCAGTAGATAGATCCCTGAGCAATTTTGCCTGGCTAATGATGAACAATGTTTTTGAAAATAATATTAATTATACTATGTTAAATTCAATTCAAGAAAAACTCAAATACTATCTTTTTGAAGATTTATTTTATTCAGAGCACAACAACCTGCAGTCAAGGCATTTGTGCAACGGAATTGAAGAATGTGTGTTTAATTACAAATATAATTTTAGATACTTAAACACAGAAGAAAAGGTATTAATTGAAAAATATAAAAATAATATGATGTACATTAATAAAACTCAAAATTGGTATATTCAAAATAACAATACTAATTACGGTAATGTAAAAGAACAGATAGAAAAAGTAAAAATATTAGGAACAACAGAAAAAGTAAATCAATTTATAGACGAGGTCTATATTTTATTTGCAAAATACAATCCCAATAAATTGGTAAAAAATTTAGATACAATAAAAAATCATAAACACAATGAATCTAAAATAATATTACATAATCAAGAAATAAAAACCAAAGACTTAAAAAACATGCTGTCAAAAAAAGAACTTTCAAAAATTGAAGAAAACAATAGCCTTGATATGCAGTTATGGGAATATGTCAATTCCATGCTATAATGAATAGTGGTTAGATAAAAGGAGTAATAATGTCTAGTTATAAACTTTTTGCTTTTTGCGCAGATCAAAAAGTGTTCTTTATTCATAAAATTTTTGATGATCAACCGTCATTTAAGGTGACATGCGATTCATATGCGGGTAGTCCAATTTTTGTTGAATGCACAGAGCTTCCGGATGCATTTTCGATAACAAAAGGCTGGAAATTTAATGGAGAATATTTTCTGCCCCCAGATAGAGATCTTAATACCTGTCAGCAAGAAATGGGTAATAATTATAAATTTGTCCTTGTGTCTGACGAAATTGTAACTTCTTGGATTATGTTTCCAAAAGATGAACCGGACTCATTATCATTTCTGGAAAATTTAAAAAAGAATCCGGTAATTGTTGATATTACCGATTTGCAAAATCCTCCTAGCGTAGGATGGACTTTCGATGGAAAAGAATTTTTCCAGTAAAAAAAGTTTATAACAATTTTGTTATTGTATAAAAAGAAGGAGTGGTATATCTTTCTCCTTTTGTTACCATTTTTACGCCATGAAGATAATTGATATCTCCAGGATGGGCAATCGCTAAGCCAGGTTCGGGCTTTATCACAAGATCATGCTGAGGGTAGTACAGTTCCCCTCCCTCAAATTCGTCATTATAATACAATAAAGAGTTTATGTCATAAGTCGGAAATGGATTTGGTGATCCATCATTAAGCTGTTTATCAGCATGAGGCTGTTGCTCTAAACCGGGAAACCACCTTATGATTACTGGTGGCCTAACGCTTAGTTTTACTTTGAACTCATCCTCTAAAAACCACTGCATCTTTATGATATATTTATCTATCAAGTTATAAATATCTAAATTAATTCTAGACAAAATGTCAAAACTACATTGACGATTTTGCCAATAAGATGCATCATAGGTGCAAGTTCCGTCTTCTGCATACTTATTTTCTCCCGCATCCATCCACTCATTTATGGTTGGAAGAAATTTTTGTATAGTTTTTAAATCTTCTAAATCAATAAAATTTTTAATAATTTTTATATTATCTTTAGAGTTTCCAAAATGTCCAGGAAGTATTAGAGACTTTTCCATTTTAATCCTTTTTGCACCAAAAATTTGCACACATATATCTAGTACCTGATATTACTTTTTCTGCCCTATGATTGTACATCTCTCCAGATGGAAAAATCAATAGCATGTTATCTTTAGGTTTTATTTTTTCAATCATGCATTGTTTTCCTGTAAATTCGGTGGTATATTATATCATGTCAATTTATTTAAGAGAGAGAATAAAATGGAATTCTATCACGTAAGTGATCCAAAACTAGGAATTTTTCTATATAGAAATGCAATTTCAAGAGATTTAGATATTCCAGAAAGACTAGAAGCTACTATAGGAAATAGTAGTCATGAAATGTTTAAATGGTCAGACGCAGTGGTCGGATATAATGTAAAAAAACCCGAATATAGAGATTGTGTAGATTTAAAGATGAGTCCAGTTCACTGGCCTTATTTAACTCCAGAATTTGAGGAGATTAAAAAATGTTATGACGATGTAGACGTAAGATTAAAAAAATGCCTAAACCACTATGAGTCTATGTATAACTTTAAAATGGAATTTATGGAAGCAATTAACTTTGTCAGATATCAGCCAGGTCAACATTTTGCAGTGCATACAGATCATGGGTTTTCTTATATCTGCACGGTATCCTCTGTCATGTACCTAAATGATGAGTATGAAGGTGGTGAGTTATGGTTTCCATATTTAGATATAACATTGAAGCCAAAAGCCGGAGACGTAGTTTTATTTCCATCAACGTATATATATGCACATGCGTCACTGAAGGTTAAAAGTGGGACTAAGTACTCTGCGGTTACCATGTTTGATTATAACGATAATAACCACAAGTATCCAATTGGATACGCAACTGACGGATCAAAGATAACAGAAAATGTAGGAATTAAAAAATAACAATGACTTTAATAACTTTAACTAAAACTCATCAAAATCCACCACCGGTTAAACAGTCTAGAATTAAAAGAGATTGGATGGACGCAACCTATAACAAACATGCCTACCAGTGTCTACCTCTGACTGTTGCAAATGTTAGTGGATGGGAACTGATTCTTGAGCAGGATGTTGTTGTTCAATGGGATGGTGGAAACACCGTACCAAAAGTCCTAAAGGGTGAGATGTACAATAATAGGCCTGTTACCCAGCCAAGTATTATCGGAATAATGTCTTTCACTACGGGATGGGCTTTCCATACAGAAGATGGATACAGCACCTGGATAAGTGGATCTCCGAACTATTTTGTTGACGGAGCTGTTCCTTTAACTGCGTCTATTCCTAGCTATTGGTGGCCAGATGAATTTAATATGAATTGGAAAATAACTAAAGTTGGGGAACCTGTCACATTTTCTGCAGGAATGCCGTTTATGTTCTTTACTATATATCCCAATGATCTCCTACAAAATGTAGAATTTAAGACAGATAATCTTTGGGATAAACCTCAATTGATTCAAGACAGAATGTCATACGGCAATGCGAAAACAAAAAAGCTTCAAGAGCATCCCTGGACATGGATGAAAGGAATCAAAACAGGCCTTAATGAAAAGGGAGAAAAGATTGGTCCAGCATTCGAAGGTATTCCAAAACTAAAGGAGCCAGCAAGTGAGTAATTTTTTAGTAGGCAAATGGAATATTGAAGTGTTGAGTCCTTTAGGTTCAGACAGATACGCATTATCAGTATCCGAAACGATGTCTGGATTTATTTCTGAGATGAGAGGTTCAATGGAATTTAGTGATATAAAATGTGATTTAAATAGCTTTGAGATGTTTGGTACAACACTTACCCCAACAAAAGCCCGCATTCTTGTAATTGGATCTTTATTAAATAATGAAATTATAGGCAAAATACACATCAATGAATACTGTACAGTAGATTTTAAGGGTACAAAAAATGGATAATGTATATTCAATCAAAATAAAAAGCCTCAATGGAGAAGAAGACTTCCTTGGTCAACATGATGGTAAAGTTACTTTAATGGTAAATATCTCTAGTAAATTTGGTTACAAGCCACAATGCAGTCCCTTGTGGTCTTATGTAAGAACAAGTAGAAATCTTTGGGAACTTCAAAAAGTTCATGATGAGTTTAAGGACAGAGGATTTTCGGTTATTGCTTTTCCATGCAATCAATTTGGAAAAATGGAACCAGGATCTAACGAAGAAATTAATAATTTTATTAAAACAAACTATCCATTTGTTACATTTTCAATATCAGAAAAAGTAGAAGTAAATGGAAAAAATGAACACGAAGTATTTTCTTTCTTAAAAGGAAAGGAAAAAAGAGCATACTCTGATACCACAGCAGATGGTACTGAGGCAGCCTCGATTGGCCAAAATTTAGCTGGTCAAGCAATAGCAAGAATACCTCATAACTATGAGAAATTCTTGATTAGTAGAAATGGAATAGTAGTTTCCAGATTCAATTGGCAAGACATGCCCTTGGATGAAGAGCCAAGAGTTATGGGTGCTGGTTGGACAATAAGAGAAGCAATAGACGAATTACTGGGGTAAAAATATGTCATATGGAAGCAGTACAATTACAGATCAAAATATCGAAAATGAGAATCTTAAATCATTTCCAGTATCTCCAAAAATAGATGAAAATATTATTAATGAGATAGGGGCATTTGATTGTGAAGTACTTGGGGCGGGAATTGTTGTTTTTAGAAATGCATTTAAAATAGATCAAGATTTGATTCTTGGATATATAGATGGAAAAGCAGAAGAAGCCCACAAAGATAGATGGAAATATATTGAAGTAAATGGAGAAAAGTTTGGCATAAACGAAGACGGATTTAGATATAGATTAGTTGACGTTCCTGCTACTCCAGTTAGACTATTGGATCCTGTCACGTCCGACACCCCTGAAGACGTTACAAACTTCTTTTATTATATTGAAGAGCAGATTTATAAATGTCTTATCAAATACATAGACCATTATCCGTTGATGATTGGAAGTATTTGGTGGAAAACTAGAGGTCATATTCTTAGATATGGAGATGGAGGCAGACTTGGTTGCCACGCTGACAACGACACAAACTACAAGGTGACCAAAGGCGTTAGATACATGCCCAAAGGCATGGTTGCGTCCCGTCAAACTTGTGGCGCTCTTGTATATTTCAATGATCATGTCGAGTCAGAAGACGAACTAAACGGTAAAAATTTTACCGGTGGAAATCTTAGATTTGTCCACCTTGGCATTTCTTATAAGCCTCAAAAGGGAGACATTATATTTTTCCCGACAAACTATGTAGCTTCTCACGATGTTGAGCCCATGGGCAAAGGCGTAAGATATAGTTATCTTACTTTCTTTGGTCAAGGAGATAATGACTTAAAAGCTGGAATAGTTGTTGTTGAAGAAAAAAAGAGCAATAAGTGGTGTCCCCCAGTATGGTTTGATAATATTTACGATGACTACGAACTATATTGCAAGTCACCTCATTCAATATATTTTGACGCTTCTAAAAGTGGCGTTGAGCCTGGCTGGAATCCAGTATTTCAAGGCAGAGAAGTAGCCCAGTATAATACCACGCACGATACGGTTGATGTTGGGGCGGTTCCAGATCCAGATATGTCTGAGGTCAACGCTGCAGAAAATCAGAGAAAAGCTGCAGAGCAACAGGCAGAAGGTTCCGGGCCATGCAATACAAATCCGCAGCAAATTGAGTAACTAAACTGAAATGGAATCAGATCCGATTCATTATGGAATGGGAATAGTCTGTTTTCCTAATGCTATAGATGTAGATCAAGATTCAATTATTCCATACCTTGCTTCCTTAAAACAAAAAGCAATTGAAGAAGATTATGCTATAATAAAAGAAAACGATGGCAATTCCTACGCCATAAACAGAAGTGGCCACAGGTATTTAGTAGAAGATATACACAGGTCGGCTAGTCATATAATGAATTTTATAGATAATAATAGCCCTAAGAATATAGTTGATTTTTTTAAAAATTGTGAAAATATTATCTACAGTAGTCTTTTAAGATATATAGAAATTTATCCAATGATACTAAGAAATATATGGTGGAAAACTCTTGGTCATGTTCTGGCTTATGGCCCTGGCAGCGACATGGGTATGCACAATGACAATGACGTCAACTATCAACCAGATCTTGAACCAGACCTTCAGTTGGCGACCAGAAACGTGGTTGGTGCAATAATTTATTTAAACTCTTCTGTTGAGGACAAAGAAGATATAGTCAAATATGAATACAACAAGGGAGAGATAGCATTCCCTTATGCCAATGTAAAGCATGTTCCAAAAGCAGGTGATGTTTTAATTTTTCCTTCAAATTATTTAGGAACTCATGAAATAAAACCATGCTACAACGGCAGCCGTTATGCATATATAGGTTATTTTGCTCAGGGTTCTTCCCATCCAGAGAGAGGCATATTTATTACCAATGAAGAACTTCCGATAGGAGCGCAGGGCCAGATTTGGGCTAAAACATTAAGAGAAGATTATATTTCTTACATACTAAACAAATATGATTATGAAGATTTAGAGACGGCTTCACGCGATTCTAAATTGGATTCTATTCTTAGACCAACTATACTTAGACCGAGTAGTAGCGGAACCAAAGAAAATCTTCCACATAAAAAAGGAAAAAATGAAAGATAATAACGTAGAAGCAGAACATCTTGGTGGTGGTGTTGTGGTCTTTAGATCTGCATTAGATCTTGACTGGAAATACATCTTAGAATTTGCAAGAGACTCAATTAACAAAGAAAAAAGCGACATGTACAAACCAGCCATTAATCCAGAGACAAAAGAAGAATGCTACATAAACAAGAGTGGATACTTTTTTGGAAAAGACTCAGTAGAGCAAATGCCAGGCAGAGGATCTGCGATACATAGGTATGCCGATGAAAAATTTAAACAAATATTTGATTTTATAGAACAAGCAAAAGATGGCTATTTGCTCAAGTATTTTGAATTATTTCCATTGGCAGCAAAGTGCGTTTGGTGGAAGGTTAAAGGACACATTGTGCAGTACAAAAAAGGTGTTTACCTTGGCTCGCATTCCGATGTTAGTGCCGATTATGTTTATAATGTTTGGACACCCATAGATCAACTTGCAACTAGAAATTCTGTTAGTACCGTTTTTTACTTAAATGATTGCGTTGATTCAGAATCAGAAATAAATGAAACAAATTTTTCTGGTGGTCATCATTATTTTAATTATCTTGATATTGATTTCAAACCTAAAAAAGGTGATATATTATTTTTTCCCTCAAATTATATGGCGGCTCATGAAGTAAAGCCTGTTGAAGCTGGAGAAAGATATTCTTATTTGGGTTGGTACAGTCACGGAACTCCAAATGAAAAAGTTGGAGAATCTGTAACTGATCCATTAAAAGAACCAGAAATGGCAAAAACTTCCACAAACCTGTATATGCCGTCTTTAATGAATGATTATAAAAAATTTCTTAAACAAAAAGGATATTCTGAATATTCAGAACATTTTAGAATAGTGAGTCAATAGTGAAAATAACAGATATAGGAAGTGGACTTTGTGTGGTCGAAAATCTTTTTGATATAGATCCAAAGTTTACTATTGATTTTATAAATTTCTTGAGAAAGCTTGAGCAGGATACTTTTACTTATGTTGAAGAAAATGGAAAAACTTACGCAGTAAATAGAACGGGTTTTAAGTTTGACATAAATGAAGTATCTTTAGCTCCAGAAAGATTTATAAACCCTTTGTGTAATGGCTATGAAGAAAAACCAACTAGCGAACAAGTAAAATTAGTAGAAGAGATGGAATCTTGCGTATATAAAGTTTTGGTAGAATACTGCAAAATATATCCAGACGCTGCTACTGTTTGCTGGTGGAGAAGCGCAGGACATTTTGCGGCATACTCAAAAGGTCAAGGTATCGGTCCTCACTGTGATGACCAAATACCATATCAAGAGAGTCTTGGCACCGCTAACGAATATCCAAAGCACGCTAAAGTAAGCGTAAATATATACCTAAACGATTGTGTTGATTCAAAATCTGAATTAAATGGATATAATTTTACAGGTGGACAAATAAGGTTTAGGCATGCTAAATATGAGTATAAACCAAAGATGGGAACAGCTGTTATTTATCCCGCCAACTATATTGGAACCCACGAGGTTTTGCCAGTCGTAGATGGAATGAGAGTGGCATATCTAAGTTCTTTTTTGTATGGCAGTCCGGAAAACTCTCGACCAAATGATAGCAGAATATGGATGAAGGATCTTAAAAAAGACTCATTATTTTTTAATATGCACTAGGAATAAACCAAAAATAGTACGTTACTATTAGGGTAGTTAAAACTGGGAGCCACATGCTATACGGAAGTCCAATAGTATATAATCAAAATAACTATTCATATAGTGGAAACCTTTATATATATGTTCCGGGTAATTCTAACCCAATTATTGTTCCTGAAGTTTCATTTTTTTTCGCATTCAATGAAGATTTTTCAAATTTAACAACTATATCAGTTATAAGTATTGAAATTGAAGGTGATTCTATCATCACCGTAATTCCAGAAAACGAAGACTATACCGCCCTTTTAACAGCTGAGGTAGTATATATTACCGGGGAAAATGAAATAGCAGTAGGTTAAGATAACTTGTACTATACTCATAGGCTGTATTTAAAATTGGAGAATTATGTCAAATAGCAACGTACTTGTCAATGATACGGTTAAATTAAAGGTTAAATTTCTAGATCAGGATATTAACGGCAATCAAGT